GCATGCATGAGGCACAAATGCATGCGAGTAATTGTTTTATTACTCTTACTTATGACAATGTCCATTGTCCTAAGGATTATTCTTTGAATTATGAGGATTTTCAGTTATTTATGAAGCGTTTGAGAAAACGTTATACTGGGAAGACTATTAGATTTTATATGGCTGGTGAGTATGGCGAAACTTTTGATAGACCTCATTTTCATGCTTGTATCTTTGGTCTTGATTTTGAAGATAAGAAGTTTTTCCAGAGAACGTCGACTGGGTCTAACATATATACGTCAGAAATACTTAAAGAACTTTGGCCGTTTGGCTATAGTTCTATTGGTGATGTCAATTTTGAGTCTGCTGCTTACGTTGCTAGGTATATTATGAAAAAACAAACTGGTAAGCCTCGTTTAGATGAAAACGGCGTTATGAAAGACCCAGCTGTTCATTACCAGTATTGTGATCTAGAGACTGGAGAGATTATTCAGAGGACTCCAGAGTTTAATAAGATGTCTCTTAAGCCTGGTATTGGTCAGGCTTGGTTTGATAAGTTCATGTCAGACGTTTATACGACTGACTCGGTTGTGGTGCGTGGCAAAAAGTGCCGTCCACCACGTTTTTATGATAATAAGTTTAAAGAATTGTTTCCAGAGCAGTTTGATGGTATACAATTCGCTCGTGAGCAAGAAGGTCGCTCACATTTTGAAGATAACACTTTAGAGCGTTTGGCTGTAAAGGAAAAAGTCGCTTTGGCTAAGTTATCTCTTTTGAAACGTAAATTGTTATAGGAGTTTTTATGAAGATGGTTATTGTTTCTATTCGTGATCGTGCTGCTGACGCTTATGGTCGTCCAGCTTTTGTAGCTACTGAAGGTATTGCTATTCGTCAGTTCTCTGACGAAGTAAATAACAAATATGAAAGTAATCAGATGTATGCACATCCGGATGATTTTGATTTGTTTTGTTTAGGTAGTTTTGATGATAGTACTGGTACGTTTGAGTTGTTAGATGCTCCTAAACAGATATGTTTAGGTAAGCAGGTTAAGATTCGTGATATTGAATAGTTTTTAATTAAGCCGTATCACTAGCTTGCTAGTGGTACGGAACACTTCGGGAGATTGTTATGCACCGCAATAAGTCAGTAAGTTCACATAATTTTGCAATGGTTCCAAAAGCCGATATTCCTCGGTCTACTTTTGATACCCAATATGCACATAAGACCACTTTTGATGGTGGTTATTTAGTTCCTATTTATTGTGATGAAGTTCTCCCTGGAGATATGCACAATGTAAAGGCTACTATGTTTGCCCGTTTGGCAACGCCTTTGTTTCCAGTAATGGATAATTTGCATTTAGATACGTTTTTCTTTTTTGTTCCTAATAGACTAGTTTGGGAAAACTGGACTAAGTTTATGGGTGAGCAAACGAACCCTGGTGATTCAACAGATTATGTAATTCCACAGATGACAAGTCCAGCTGGTGGTTACGCTGTTGGTTCTGTATTTGACCATTTTGGATTGCCTACAGCTGGTCAAATTACTGGTTCTAATACTGTTACACACAATGCTTTGCCATTGCGTGCTTATAACCTTATTTACAATGAATGGTTTAGAGATGAGAATTTACAAAATTCTGAGCCTGTAAACCTTGGTAATGCTGGTGATGATGTTACTGATTACACTTTACTTCGTCGAGGCAAGCGTAAAGATTACTTTACTGGTGCACTGCCTTGGCCTCAGAAGGGTGAAAGTGTTTCTTTGCCGTTAGGTACAACGGCTCCTATTATTGGACTTGGTAAGTTCAATGGTAATTTTATTTCTGGTCCCGCTTCTGCTATAGAGGCTAGTGGTGCTACTGTTAGTTATCCTTATGCTGCCCAATTAAATGGTACTGGCGGTGACCAGGCTTTTTATATTAAAGGTACTGCTGCGACTGGTGGGGTTCCAGAGCTATTTGCTGATTTGTCTGATGCTACTGCTGCTACTATTAATCAACTACGTCAATCATTTCAAATTCAGCGTTTACTCGAGCGTGATGCTCGTGGTGGTACTCGTTATACCGAATTGTTACGCGCGCATTTTGGCGTAACTCCTCAAGATTATCGTTTGCAACGTCCTGAATATATTGGTGGAGGTTCTACTTATGTTAACGTTAATCCGATTGCTCAGACGTCTGCAACTTCTATTTCTGGTGGTGCTACTCCGCTTGGTAACCTGGCTGCAATGGGTACTGCGCTTGCTAGTGGACATGGTTTTACTTACCATGCTCAAGAACATGGATATATTATAGGTTTAGTTAATATTCGTGCTGATTTAACATATCAGCAGGGTTTACCTAAGATGTGGTCTCGTGAGACTCGTTATGATTTTTATTTTCCTGTTTTTGCTCATTTAGGTGAGCAAGCTGTTTTAAACAAGGAAATTTACGTTACCGGTACTGCTGCCGATGAAAACGTTTTTGGATATCAAGAACGTTGGGCAGAATACCGTTACAAACCTAGTCAAATTACTGGTTTGTTTAAGTCTACTTCCGCTGGTACTATTGATGCGTGGCATTATTCACAACGTTTTACATCATTGCCAACGCTCAATTATGAGTTTATTGAAGAACGTCCTCCTATTGAACGCACAACTGCGGTAGGTTCTGCTGCTAATGGTCAACAGTTTTTAATGGATGCTTTTTTTGACTGTAAGATGGCTCGTCCAATGCCAATGTATTCTGTACCTGGTTTGATCGATCATTTCTAATTTAATATTCCTCCTCAATCAGTTTTATCGATTGGGGAGGCAACAACCGAAGGGCGTTAGTATGGGTTTATTTTCTAGTATTACTAATCTCGCTGGTCCTGTTATGACTCTAGCTGGTGCTGCGACCGGTAACCTGCCTTTAGCTTTGGCAGGTATTGGTGCTTCTACTTACTCTGCTTCTCAGGCTCAATCTGAGGCTAATAAGCAGAATTTAGAATCTGCTCAGAATCAGATGAATTTTCAAGCTGATATGTCAAATACGTCTTATCAACGTGCTATTGCCGATATGAAAGCTGCTGGTTTGTCTCCTATGCTGGCTTATTCACAAGGTGGTGCTTCAACTCCAACTGGTGCTATGGCTCAAGTACAGCCTACTGCTAATATGGAGGCTTCTAAAAATGCTGTATCAGCTGCTCAGGCCTCACTTCAGCAACAAAATACAATTGCTGATGTTGAGCTTAAAAAGTCTCAAGTAAGTACTCAAGCTGTACAACAAGAGCTTATTGCAGCTCAGAAATTACAATCTGAAGCTGCTGCTGCTCGTGATGCTGCTCAAACTTATTCACCAGGGGAGTTTTCTAAGTATGTTGCCAGTCAAATTAAGGCAAACAACGAAGCTGCTGGTTATCAGGCTGCTTCAGCTGCAAATGCTCGTGATCGCATTTCACCTTCTGCTGACCCTTGGTATGTTCGTGATACAAAGGCTCTTTTAAATTCCGCTCAAGATGCGTGGAATAAAAAGATCGCTCCAATGAATAAATATTTGTACAATGGTTCTAACGTTCAAGTGAAAGGTAATTAAAATGACTATTTTTGTACGTAATCCTTATAACTACGATGCCGATGAGGCATCATATGATTCTGGTTTATATTGTGAGGAGCCTTCAAAGGCTCAACAACATATGAAAGATGAATGTGACATTAATGTCATCGTTCAGCGTTTTGGCGTTACAGGTAAAGTTCCTGTAACCGCATTAGAGCCCACTTATGGCGATTTTTCTGGTGTAGGTGACTACCATAGTGCTTTAAACAAAATTAACGCGACAGAGGAGCAATTTATGGGCTTGTCATCGAAAATTAGAGCAAGGTTTGATCATGACCCGTATAAATTGATTAATTTTTTGATGGATGAGGCTAATCGCGGTGAAGCGATTGAGCTTGGTTTAGTCAATGGTGAAATTACAGCTCAGGCTGCAATTTCTGATGTTCCAGAGGTTTCCGACCCAGCGTAAGCTGGGTCAGCACAGTTACTTACTTGATGTAACTGTGCTAGGTGACACCAAAACCACTTTAACTACTACGGAGTGATACGTTATGAGTTTGTATAGAAAACCAATGAACAAGCATCGCGCAGCGAAGAAATTTCGTCGTGGCGTGTCAAAGACTAAAGCCATTAACATGAGAACCATGCCTCAGCGTGGTGGATTTAGACTGTAATTTATGGCGTGTTATAAGCCTTTAGAGGCTTATCAATGCGCTGACAAGTCTATAATTTGGCGAGAAATACCGGGTGCGGACGTAGTCCGTACTTTGTCATTGCCTTGTGGTCAGTGTGTTGGTTGTCGCCTCGAACGCTCACGTCAGTGGGCTGTTCGTTGCATGCATGAGGCACAAATGCATGCGAGTAATTGTTTTATTACTCTTACTTATGACAATGTCCATTGTCCTAAGGATTATTCTTTGAATTATGAGGATTTTCAGTTATTTATGAAGCGTTTGAGAAAACGTTATACTGGGAAGACTATTAGATTTTATATGGCTGGTGAGTATGGCGAAACTTTTGATAGACCTCATTTTCATGCTTGTATCTTTGGTCTTGATTTTGAAGATAAGAAGTTTTTCCAGAGAACGTCGACTGGGTCTAACATATATACGTCAGAAATACTTAAAGAACTTTGGCCGTTTGGCTATAGTTCTATTGGTGATGTCAATTTTGAGTCTGCTGCTTACGTTGCTAGGTATATTATGAAAAAACAAACTGGTAAGCCTCGTTTAGATGAAAACGGCGTTATGAAAGACCCAGCTGTTCATTACCAGTATTGTGATCTAGAGACTGGAGAGATTATTCAGAGGACTCCAGAGTTTAATAAGATGTCTCTTAAGCCTGGTATTGGTCAGGCTTGGTTTGATAAGTTCATGTCAGACGTTTATACGACTGACTCGGTTGTGGTGCGTGGCAAAAAGTGCCGACCACCACGTTTTTATGATAATAAGTTTAAAGAATTGTTTCCAGAGCAATTTGATGGTATACAATTCGCTAGGGAAGTTGAAGGACGTACCCGATTTGAAGATAACACTTTAGAGCGTTTGGCTGTAAAGGAAAAAGTCGCTTTGGCTAAGTTATC